TGTAAGTGTAACATGCCTTCCAGATCCGAACTGTCACATTCATAGATCACGCAATAGATCTATCCACGACTGCACCTGTACAGGCTCCCTCCTCGCCATTTTGTATTGATATTCTCGCAAAGCTGCAATCAAATCATTTTTTACGTGCCAAGGTCTATCAGCCATCTGATCCTTCCACTCGATAACTTCAGCGCCGCTACTTCTCAGCTGCGCTTTCTTCTCTTCTGCACCTAAACTGGACCACTTTAGAATCATCTCGAACCACCACATCAAATCCGCCACATAAGATCCGGACATCAACGTTACATACAGGTGCCCCGATAGATCCAATCCCAACTTCTTCAATTCATCTGCGACCTCATGCATTGTCGGATTTCTAACACGTAGTAGTGAGGATTCAACACGTAATCCAATGAATCTACATAAGCTTATGTCTGGAACCGGCGGATTAGGTATTGGTTCTCGCAACGTGACGATGAAGTTTTGTGCCCACGCAGGATCGTAATTCAAGCCCCGCTTATATATTTCGCTGTGTTTCCAAATTAAGAAGAGAATCGCTCCATTACCATCCATCACGCGCACATCACGATAAGATAGTTCAAGCATTGCTTTCGGTCTTTCCACGACAAAATCATCATAATCATATAACTGAGTTCTGCCACACCACAGAGTTCCTATCATTGAAGTTCGTAAGACCTTCTTAATTCGGCCCCAATCTCTACGGTTCAAAGAGTTCGTTAAATAAAATAAATCCGCCCGCGCCTCTTCCCCCTCATAATACAATCCATTCACATGTTCGATGTGCAGCCATTCAAAAAGCATTTTCTTCAGTCGCTTTCCGCGATCTACTCCATGATACAGCTCCACCATCTTTTGTGCTAAGTGACTTTGCACTGACATAATTTTAGCCTGTGGGATATGTTTTCGATCAACATGTGAGTAACCTCTTAACAGCATCACATTGCGTAACTCATACATCGTTTTAGGCGCCGCAGGTTGCGGAATTAGAAAAGATGAAATGCAATTATACTGTTCACGGAAGGGTATACGATGCTTAATAATAGCCATTGAAAACGTACCACTCATCTCCATCGCTATCTCTTCCCCTAAGCGATCTTCAGCAAATCGAGTGCGATCCCACTCATCATCCGTCTGTTCGCCCCTATCACTTGACACATCCCATATTAATATCCGCTCAACCCTTTTCGTCATGTTCATGTATTGCAACATATCTTTTGGTCTGTCGACGTAATGTCTGTGATTGTATACATTTGATTCTGCGTGTGTTGGCAATATTGTATCATATACATGCCATATGACTCTTTTAAATCGACCTTCACTCCTCTGTTTAAATTTGAACAGCGTTCGCAAATCACCAGCTCCCACATAGTGTACCTCTTCTGCACTGTATAGCGCATAATCTAACATTGATACTAATTTTTCATCAGTCGCACTGTCTGGGAACGGTTCAAACCTGGCTGTGTAATCATCGTAATATGGAGGTTGCTCTGGCAGCCCGCACACTTTATGCAGCCGCGGACTCGCATCATTGAGCGTTTCAGCTTCAGAACCGTGAAAAACGACAGCATTACGAAAAGCATAATCTCGAAGTATATCACCAAAATTCTTCCTCATCCGGAGTCGTCGTCGGCCGATCTCGGATTCAAACGCTTTAACATCCCGCTCCGCCGCGATCTTCTTAGAAACTCGCACATCGACATCCATCAGAACATCACTTAACTGAATCTTCTTTTGCGTACTAACAAAAATGAATCCATGACCTCGTAGCTGCCTATAACTCCACTGATTGATTAATCCATAAGCATACACATCTGCTGCGAACTTGCCATTCTCCAACCATAATTCATTAATACTCTCTTTCCCTGATAAATACCATATCGGGAGATAACTGTTTTCAATCAACGGGAGGAGTTCTTTCGTGACATAGATTACTGCATGTGGCTCCGGCATGTTTTTAC